GCAGTGCCAATACCAGGGATTATACTGGCAATAGGGCCGATTGTTTTGAGAATATTACCCAAACCACCTAAAAATCCCATCTATTCCTCCTAAATTATTACCATGTAGAGAGGGCTACCCTTTTCCATGTATCCGTATCTATACATATATAAATATAATTTGCATCCCATTCTATTTCTCCCGCTATGCCAGAATCAGTAGAATTAGTTATCGTGCCTGGCCCAGACTTAACCAAATAATCACTAAAATAAGAACTAACAAATTCAAGGCGCGTGTCAGCCACAGCACCGTTACCATGTGCTGTAATATAGGGTATTCCAGGGGCAGGTTGCTGCCCAACTACAAGCATCCATCCGTGAGCTTGATAACCACCTACTATTCCTTCATCAAAAATTTCCATAATCCATTTTTTATCTGCAAATGATAAACCACATATAATAGAACCTGCTGGCGTTCCTTTAATTTGAACATACTGACTATCGGTGGAAACATTTAATGTAGTGGAAATACCATCAGTTTCACTATCCCATAGGCAAGCTTCCGGCAAAGCAAAGGTAGTAAAGCTTAAATTACCTGCGCCATCTGTCTTTAAAACAGAATTAGCAATTCCATCTGCGGCTGGCAATGCCCATATAGAATTTAACGTTCCTGAGATAGTAAGATTGGAACTACATTCTATATCACCACTAAATGCTATATCACCAGAATGTGTCCAGTTGCCAGAAATTGTATAACCTTCAGCAGTATAATCCCTGTCTCCAATTAAAATCAAACAAGGATTTTCAATGTTAGCTTCATCAAGATTACCATTAACCAGGGTATATAATCTGCTGAAATTAGTATTCAACCTTTCGGCATTAATAAGGCCCATAGGGATATAGCCATCTGTCCACGTGTGATAAACGGCAATAATTCCGATTTTAATACCTATGTTTTAATAAAGAAATAGTTTTTCTATACCATTCTCTTTTGTCTAATTCTTCTTTTGACAACACGGTAAAAATACCATGCCTATTCCTTCTATTATTCTTGGTTGCTTGTAAATATTCTTGAAATTCTATGGCCAAGTCAACCTGTTTCTTTTTTAATATACAATAAGGCTTAATGGCAATAAGGAAATTATAGGCATCCCTAGAAACCACTGCCCATCTCCAAATGTTATTACATGGTTTTTCTTTCTTGATATATATTAAAACTCCATTAAACATTTTGTGTATAGTATTTAATGGCTCGAAATCTGTGCTAACTATAGAAACTTGGATTGAATAACATTTTCCTTTTTTAGATAATTGTATGGTAATACAGCCCTCTCCATCGAAATATCCAGCTATATATTCAGCAGAAATTAAACCCATATTATGCCTTCTTTTCTAATGTTTCTATTCTTTTAGTTAGTTGCTGTATGGCAACTGTAAGCATAGAAATCATAGCACCCAAATCTCGACCGCCGTTTTTAGAAATAGCAAATTTAGGCATAGTATCAAAGTCAAGGTGTCCATCTGATTTTCCCTTAATCTTTTTAATCTCTGATAATGCATCTCCATTATAATATGCCATGTTGTTCTCCCTATGGTCTATCAGTAAAAGAAAGCATAGAACAATCTCCTGTCCCATAAACAGGCCCAATGAAATAACCAGCGTATGTTGAACCTACGGCCTGTAGGCCATATCCCCCTACTCCATTAGCTATCATCGCCCACTCAATGGCAGCCGTATAAGATTCGAGTTTAGCCCCTGGGCTTATCGTTCCAATCCCGACAGGACCAGCAAGATATCCACAGACATTAGTTGAGGCAGCCGTTGGCGTGTCAACATATAGTCCATAAGCCTTAGTAATTGTACCAGTTCCTGTTTTAACCACAGCGCCAATGCTCATTCCATATGCATTAGCACATGTCTCTCCTGCTGGTATATAGACTGTTCCGCCAAATACCGTAAACCATGCATTAGTTGTATCTCCAGGAGACAAGATAAGGTTATTTGTAGCTATTCCAATAACGCCATTTGCTCCAATATCAAAAGTTCCACCAATCTCAACAAGGCGTTCCACAGTGCTAGCGGTATTTATTCCAAGCTTGGCAAACCGAGGAGCGCTGGCTTGCTTAACTGCCTGATCTAAATAGTCGGCAAACTGGTAGCTATCCCATTTATCTGAATCTACGGCAGTTCCACCAGAGGCTAGCGCCCCTACATCAGAATAGGTTAAGCCATGAGCAGCCCACACAGCATCGGTAGCATCTGCTTTTAGGAAATATCCAGTTGTTCCCTTAGCTAATCTTACCCATTTTGGGGTAGCCCCTTGTCCAGTAATAATGTCACCACGAACAACCGTACCAACGGTGGTATCTCCATGAGTAGCTGATAACAAATTATGGGCAGTAACAGAAGTAAGGTATCCTACATCATTTGTAAATTCTGAAACATCAGGTGGACCAGCTATCCAGGCAGAAAATACAGGGTCAGATTCCGCTGCTCCTATAGCAGCATATAGCTGGTTAGAGCCATCAACTTTAATTGTTACATTATCATATTTTACATTAAGATTAGTCGTAGAAATCTCAAGTGCGGTATTTGGAGATAACCATTTGGATGCTGATTCTCCATCATCCCAAAAGAAAATCCTGTCTGCGCCTGGGTCGGTTAATGATTCTATTCCCAGATGAGATAGGCTAAATGTCCTAGCAGCGGATAGGTCTCCCCCTCCAGCAATTCCTGTTCCAGCGGTATAAGCGTTCTTGATAATAATATGACCAGCAGCGCTACGAGAAAAGTAATCAGAAGAAAGGTAATCAGCAGTGCCAGAAGCCCCAACTTTGACAAGGTAATCAGTCATTGTGCCAGAACTAGCAATGTCAACTAGTTGGTTGACAACAAAGCGTATATCATTCAGGACAATGTTAAGGTCTCTATCCTTTGGCCTGAACTTGATAGCAAGATGCTGCAATGCCATTATCGTATGCCCTCAACCCTGAATAGAGCCTCAATGCTCATTAAGATAAATGAATTACCAGATGAATCTGTCAACCTAAATCTAAACATTTTCCCACAGGCTGATTCATCAATATCATGATTCTCCACCTGCATTTCGTCAACTCCGGCATAGGCAAGATTGCTATAGGCATATCCAGCATAGCTTCCGCCTCCACCAGTAAGTGTTATATATTCTGTATTATTGGCAAAGTCAACGTCAATGTATAATTTTACTGTTCCAGTATTATTAGCTGCATATATTGTACTAAGTTGCCGGATAGTCTTGGTCAACCCTGGAGATTGTATTAACGAGAACCATCCTGTAGTAATACTAAATTCAATGTCTTCTCCTTCATCATCTGTTCCGCTGTCTAATTCATAGACAAATCCTGTAGTTGAACCAGCCACAGGTTTTGTAATCCCAGAATCATTTGTGAAGGAACTCAAAGTGTGTAATGCATGATTATCATATTCATGATAAACCCATCCTACGTAATTTTCCCCGACGGTAAATTCGGCAGATGCTTCTCCATAGAGTGCAGAAAGCCAATGACCACATAGAACAAAATTGTTGAATGATGCATGATACAAAAGAAACTGCATTTGTTTAATTTCTGGATAATATGTTGCCGTATATTCACCAGCAGCGGATTCAGTAAGATATTCCGCCCTGCTAATGGGAGCAATCTTTTTTCCAATGTCATACACAAATCTGCCATCAGTACACTTCCAGCCTTCTTCTGATATAAACGCAACCTTATCTGAAAGCGTGACAATGGCCCACGGAGCTATACACCCTATACCATTGGAAATAGTGTACCATTGTTCAAAATTACCCTCCATCACTGCAATCTTATTTTTCTTGAAAATAAGCAAGAAATCAGGCAACGAGGCAATTCCGGTAATATCATTTCCATCTTGTCTATCAAAGTATTGATAATATGTAGATGGGACTGCTTCCGGCTTGCCAACCTTACTAAACATAAAAAGAGAGCCACCGCTAGTTTCATTTGGACAATTGGCATAAATCATGCGGTCCTTATGAATCAAGCAGAATTTAGCCAACGGAGGTTTTGTATTGTCTAATTCCAATAAAACAGTTAGGGCATTATCTGAATTATTATCAACAATAGTTCCAGCAGTATTGGCCCTTGACCCCGCATAATAATATTGAGTAGCGCTATTGTCTTCGTCTCCTAAATCAAGTGTACGATATAGATAAATATTTGTTACGTCTGCATCACCAGATAACATAGATGCATCAAACGTAGCTGTCATGCTATGACCATCTGGTGTAACATTGGCACTAGCGGGGGATGGATTACTTATAAATCCATCGGATGATCTGTAGTATGCATACTTATAATAATAATTTCCGCTAACAACACCAGTACCTTCTGCTGGAGTTGGGCATGTTACCGTTGGTGCTGCAATTCCAACAGTATCATAATGAGTAGTATTATACAACTTCCAATTAGCGTTTGTTCCATTACATACGAAACAATATCCATTCATTGTGGCACACGATGGCCTCAGTCCACTTGTTAGGCCAGTCTGTATATCATGCCACCCAGAATCATAATAGCCACAGGAAGTTCCAGAAAAAACCATAAGATAATCTGTTCCATTGGGAGCTTTATATTCATAAAGACCTGAAATAGATGCACCAGAATTATATGCTGTTGGATAAAGCAAATCCATCCCACCACGCTTTTCCAATGCCTTAAAGAAGGTGAGGTTCATATTCTTGGCATCAACAACCCATCCAAGTTGAACCATAGCTGGCGGACTACCCCAATCCATTCCAAACGTAAAATCGTTCACCAGGAAAGATTGTCCAGTTGCTTTAATCATTGCTTATGTCAGTGTATCTTCTTCACAAAAATCGGGAAATACCTCGACTTGGTCCATAGAAGACATGGTTAAGTCTTGCATGGCAATCTGTTCATAAGATTGTTTCATTGACATTAATGCCTCATCTGGGTCTTCATCCTTGATCTTAGCTAGTATAGCAGCGTCAACGCAAACCAACATTTGAAGACTATCTGGAAAAGATGTAATATCTGTATATGTAGGCATGTAATAACATTCTAGGTAATCAGCATCAGTAGCACTAGGAGTAGGTATAAGTTCTACCGAGGTTTTCCCCTTATAAGTCCAACCAACTGGATATCCTGCTTCCCATGACCTATATTTATATATTTCATCTGAATGAATATATCGAAGCTTAGCTCCATTTTCTTTAACTAAAATCTTTGATATCTTAAAGACATTGGAACCAATGGCAGTGGAGATAACATAAGATGACGCAGATGCCGTAGTTCCAAAATCTGCCCATGTTTTATATTGATCGTAAAGCCAGGGCGCATACTTAGCCCAAATACTAAGCATAGAGCCGCTAAGATATAACGTTATTTCTGCATCTTCCCAAAACTTAGCCGTAGCTTCCTTAATAAGACTACGAACCATAGAAACTGAATTAGCCGTAGAAAAACTCATTATACTTCACCTAACCCTACAGCTTTTGGGGCCAAATTAGGATTCCCCAAATCAAGTGTCTTTTCTCTATAATATTCATAAATACGCTTTGCCATGTATCTATTGATATAAGTCTGCTCTCTATCTTCTTGCTCTACTATATCGTCATTATGCTTATCAACTTGCATGGCTAGCTCCTTAGCCTTCCTTGCCCAATAAAGTCCTTTGCGAAGCGTATCAATAATTCTCTGATCTAGCATAGGATATGGAACTTGACAAATAGGCGTACTATCTGTTCGCCATGTCCTAGGTCTTGGGTAAGCGCCATTCCATTTACGGATATAATACTTACCCCTTTTATCGCTATAAATAGCAAAATATTTAGGATTCACTAATCCCAATTCCTTTGTGAACCAAACTGGTTCTTTCATGGTATCTCTCCTTTGATGCCTAGGGGAGGGAGAGACCGCATTTCTACGGCTCTCCCCTAGGGCTTATATCAGATTAACTCTCAATTAAGAGGTCGTCAATCCAGTCAACTTGCCGTGAGCGTTGCAACAATCGGTCCCAATGTTGCCATACATTTTGAACCATGCTTCGTAAGCATCGTAGTTAGCAACGGGTTTAAGGACTCCACCACCCTTGTCGTCCCAAACAAAATTCTGAAGAGTGTAGAAGGTGATGTGCGGAAGAGCAATAAAGTACATGTAACCAACGGGGCAAAATCTATGAACCATAATAGGAAGTTCAACGTTTCCGCCAACATACTTGATGGCCTTCCAACCAGCTTTCAAATCCATCGTGTCAATCATGCGATCAGCACGGATGATGTCAATAAGCTTATTGCGAAGAGCATAAGTAGTGAGCGCGAGATTAACAGTTTCACCATCTGTCCGAGTTTCGATGGAATCCAATGTTTCCTGAATAATGTTTTCACTAATAACCTGGCTTGTGCTGTCAACGTGGGCTTGCCAAAACGTATTAGCCCCTCGGTCAATTCCTTCAAAATCCCACGCAGCAGGAGAATCTTCATCGGAAATAATTCCATCAATACCCATCATTTCACCAGTGTTAGCATCGGTAGGAGCAGCAGCAAAGGTACGGGCGTCTTCCCTAACATAACCATCACCATCGTCAACCAACGAGCTAGAAGAAACAGCAGAAAGTGTAATGGTATCAGTAGAGGGAGTAACGGCTGAAATGGTTAAGCTATTGTCAAGCTGTGCGTAGGTTGACCCATAATTATAGGAATCAACCACCATTCCAACTCTAAACCACTTTGTAGCGGGAGTGTCGCCAGCAATTCCACCCGCATCATTCACAACAACATCAGCAGCGCCAGCGCCGGAAACATAATTCCCTAGAATACCTAGGCCTCGGCCCATGCTCTGTCTGTCAACATCCAATGCAAACGCGGCGGAAACACCCTTGGTTTCAGAGGAAACAACATCAACCCAACCACCTTTTCCCTTGGCTGATTCGATAGAAAAACCATCAACCTGAATACGACCATAATTCCTTTTCATGTAAATGTAGGCCGTGTCAAAGAGGTTTCTACCAGCGGAAGGAATCGCATAGTTATTGGCTGTTCGTGCGCCAACGGCTTCCGTAAATGCAGTCTGCACCGGAATAACCACCCGCTTTCCAACCATGCCCTTATCGCGCTTCTGAACCTGTGCCCAGAAGGGGGCTTTCTTGTAAACCTGATTAACAATAGCGGGGGCATAAAACTCTTTCAGGATATCCTGAATATATTGTTCGTTATCTAATTATTTCTAATTAGCGAGGACTGTCGCTTCGCCCATTACGGCGTTCTCGCACTCAGTCTCTGCAAGTGCAATTGGCGTTAAAGAGGCTGTCCTTGCGGCCTTTAGCCTCTGTAGGAAATCTTCTCGTTTCCTAATAACAGACATTGGAAGTCTGTTCTTTCGATCATATGTCGTATGTTTCTGATACATAAAAAACTTCATTGCGATATCAGCTTGTTCTTTCTTCTCTACCAAAAACGGCTTGATTTTCTTCAAAGCATTGTAAGCATTGACGCTAGTAAGCGCCCAATGATATGCAACAAATCGTGGTATCATATTATCAGAATCGTAACCTCGCCTATGCTCGCGATAAGAGCCACCAAATAATCCAATCATTTTGTTAATAGACTTAATAGATGTGCTGGTCATCTGTATCATCAATTTCCAACTATTCCATCCCTGTGATTTATCATTAACAATTTGAATACAGCCTTCGCCATCAAATAATCCAGCAGCATAAGCAAAATTTACGTTCGACATCATTACGCCAAAGCTTCTTGAGGGTTACCATGCATCATGTTTAGGCTTCCCCATTAATCAGCGAGAATTTTAAGAATCCCACATTGAAATTCTTGTGCCACTTTATAATCCTATATAGACTTAACTCTCCTTATCCATTCTGTTTAGTTCCCTTGCATACTGTCTGGAGAGTAAATCAGCGTCCTCGAAGGTTCTCAAGGTGTTTTTTCGCTTTTCACCGAAAGATACCTTATCCACATTAGCATTGCGAACTCTCTTACCAGGAATCTTGGGGGCAGAGCCTTTCTTCGCCATATAACCTTTGATTACTGACGCATCGTATTCTCTCTTAAACGTGGGGTTGGCTTCCATAGCCTTTTTAAGAAAAACCCCACCAGAGTAGTAATTATGCGAAGCTCTCATAAGTTCTTCAGAGTCAATATCCTGCCTAATCGACTTAACGGCAAGCACTTCATCAACACTTGCCATCGGATAGGTTTCCCTCAATGCCACAACTTCATTGACCTTTTTCAAGTCCGTTTCCCTCTGGGCTGTCCCAGAGATATACATCTTCATAGCATTGTGTTCATCAAGCATCTGGACTTGGGACTCTTTCCATTGCTGTACTTCTGGTGTATCATCTGCGCTTGGCTTTAGATAATCGGGTAAGGTCGTAACCAGTCCGAGTCCTTTTCCTTGCGCAGCTAGACCACCGGCTTGTCCGGCCTGATGCTTGCGGAATTCTTCCTGAATAGCCGCAGCGCTCTGCTCAACAATTGCGCGCTGGTGTTCCAGTTCTCTCTTTGAAGCGGCATGTTCTTGGAACAATCGGTCCGCGTTCATGCCTTTCTGCAAATAGACAACCATCTCCTTTGGCGAAAGATCGCTAGCTTTTCGCTCGACACCTTTTACTTTTAGGATGGTATTTCCATCCACATATTTTAGTACATCTGCTTGAACTGCAACCTGTTGTTCAGGCGTTAGTCCAGTGTCGTCTGCTTTCTTCTCTTCTACTGGTACTTTTTTCTCTGTATCAGTTTCTTCTACTTCTTCTTCCTCTTCCTCCTCATCGTCTAATTCAAGATCATCTTCGGTATCAAGATTGTCGTTATCTAAAACATCTAGATCAACATCTTGACCATCCTTTGTAGGGGTAGAGTCCGGCGCAGCCATTCTCTTTTCGGCATCATCCCATAAACTCATAATAAATCCTTAATCACTCAAGTGGGCGAAGTCTCCGCAATCCATAGGATACATTACTGTGCCTGTGGACGCGGTTCCTGTCCGCTTACACCTTTAGCAGCAGCTTGCATTGCCATTGCTTGCTCCATCTGGGCTTTCTGCTGCTCTTGTATTTGCTGTTGCGTAGCCTGGATATGATTTTCCAAAGCTTGCTGTTGCATTTCATTATATCTATTCCATCTCGTACCTAACCTATCACGTAGATGGATATTCCTATGTACTTCATGTGGTTCTAGGGGATATACCCATGCAGGGGTTATAGATGGGTCTATATTGGGATTATCATGAATTAAGGCATTCTCCCTATGTGCCCTTCTTTCATGGACCATCTGTTCCCTGAATATCTTATCCACCTGACCAAATTCCAACATCTCTAAATTTGCCCTGTCATCAGGAAGCATTCCCGCTTCTCGAAGTTTCATAATATATTCAATCTTTAGCGCCCTTGACCTGGGTAATCCTGATTGAGATATGACACGTACATCCGTATTACCCCTAAGCTCAGCGCCCTGGAACTTCATTACCTCATTGGTTCCATCCTCTCCAACATATCGAATATATCTATCAGTAGTATAATTATTCTGGACAATCCGCATGGCCAATGACCAAGCCTCTGAAACAACATTGTTAATACGATTGAGCAATGGATTCAGGACAACATCATCCTGTTCAATCAGTAAATTGACCAATGCTCCTGAAGCATGGCTAGCACGTTCCGGCAATTGACCGAATGATGCTGGCCCAAGGTTCATGACTGCTTGCATCTCCCTCTCAAGTGTACCCTTGAATTCCCCCATTTGAAATGGGAATGGGTCTGTTTTCAATTGATGCGGCTCACCAGCCCTAGGGTTATAATCAATGAAAACGCCATAATCATTAGTCCATTGTCTTTTGCTCAACAGAGAACCAATGGGTGTCATTACCTTTAACTTGCTGGCTCTATCCATTGCGATACTCTCAATGGAAACCATATCATTATATTTTCTTTGCAAGGGAATAACATCTTTAATAACAGATTCATTATATTGAAATTCCTTTTCATAGGTATCAATAGGAACCAGCCTTTCTTCTGTAACAAAGAATGGAATTTCTTTATACTCGTTTATACCATAGTCTAATACCTTAGACCCCGACACAAATATCCAAATATTCTTGGTCCATAATTCTTTAACAACCGCAGTACGCCCTGTTACGTCTTCTCTTTTATCTGGGGCACTCATCAAGATATCTTCATTATCATTAAGGGTAAGGCTATATGCCTGAGATAATGTCATATCCTTTTCCTTTAATGTCCCCTTATCTATATCGTAATTAGATTCTACTTCTTCTGCATCATCTTCATATCCATAGACAAACCATCTCCAATCATCTCTATCATAATACAGCGGGTCAACCCTGCAATTAAATGGGGGAACACATTGAATATCAACATCCCCTTCTTCATAAACAGGTTTAAATATTCCACTACCTTCAGATGATGGAATCGTTGGTTCAATTGTACCCGAAGCAAGGTTATCTTCCCCTTCTTCGCTATTTTCTTCACCCTTGTCTTTGCCCTTATCTTCTTCATATCCTAACAATCCACTGTCGCTTTCGTTCCAATATACACGAAGAAATCCTCTATTGCAGATAATTGTCCATAGCTTTACATCCGCAACTGTCTGCGTGAATTTCAACTTTTCAGCCAATCCAGCAATGACAGCATCTCCGCAACGTGCGGCTTCTATGTCCTCATCTTCAGAAGTATTAGGAATAATGCTCATCTGTGGAACTTCTGAGGTAAGCTTAGCCAGCAATGTGCGAACATATGGCCTTAGCTTATTGACAATAATCTTATGCTGTCTATTAAGGGGAACTTCAACTAATTTCTTTGAAACCCTATTGTAGTCATAATTTTGATAACCTGCAACCCAGGCTATATATTTTCTCCAACGAGGATAACGATTTAAAACATCAGGATGATTCTCCCAATAACCATTAATCTTTTTGATAACATATTCTTCTTCGCCATCATCCAATGGTTGTTTGTTAGCAAGAATCTTTTTTTCTATACTTCTAAGGTTCAACCGTCACCTCCATTAATTTTTTACTATCTATCGCTTCTGTTGACCAATCTTCTTCTACTTCATTCTTAAATTTCTTTACTGATTCATCTTCTACTTCTTTTTCTTCAAAGATTTTGTCCATCTCTTTTTCCCTGGCCTTAGTAACAACTTTCAATTCTTTAGGAAATTGCTCTTCATAATATTTAAATTCCTGAAAGTTACGAGCCATAAGGCGATCTTCTAATTTCTGTCGTTCTAGTCTATGCAAGAATTCACTAATAACATGCCAAAATAATACTCCGACAAGTAATGCTTCTAAAAATATCATTTCATCTCCTGTTAGAGTAAATAGGGATTGATTATGGCTCAATCCCCAAAGCCATCAACTTATTTTACCTTATCCAAGTTAATAACTTGAGCAAAATTTTCAGTAGTTCCGGTTCTTGCCTTCGCAAGTTTTTCGACATACTTCATCTTATCAAGCTGTGCATCAGTCATAGTTCCTCCCCATTCTTTACGAAGGTTTTCTTCTTGTTCAGAATGGGTCTTCCCTATCTTTGTTTTTCCCTTGATAATGATATACATAATTAAGTTCCAGGATTTGCACCGCTAGCGTCTTCAATAGTTTTCAGCAAGAACTGAACTCCACCATCAGCACTATAAAGCTCATCATCAGTATCGTCAGTACCGTATGTAACATCAGCACTTTGAAGTCGAATATCACAAACTAATCCAGTATTTGAACCACCAAACCACATATAGTGATTATCAGCAGGAACTAAACCCATTGTAAGATTCTGAAACAACATATCCTTCTGTGCACCAGCAACGCAATAGATATAACGAAGTGCCTGATTGTCTGCAAACATTTCCCCAAAGTGTGAATTGATTACTTGATGCCCACCAGTAGGATATGTATTACTTGTTGACCACCATCCTGAATTAGCACTACCGCTAGCCTTAAATGTACAATTTGAAGTACAGCTATCATAACCACCCCACACATTTAACTGCCCATCTCTGAAGAAACAATTATAAACAGAGAATCCGACAGAACCAGCATAGGTGGTGTATGGGCCTCCATACATGCTTACAGCACCATAAGAAGACCTAATATAATCTTTAGCTGAAAAACCAAGATTATACAAACTCAACCCAGGAGCATAATTCAATAAAACATATCCTGTATCACCATCTGTAGCCCCATGCTGAAACCAAACACCCATATACGGATTTCTAAAATGTCTAGTAACTCCGATAATAGATAAATTTACAGACGCATAAGGCACTGTGACTTGTGCGCCTTCTGTGATATAACTATAATCAGAAGCATCTGTCTCCGCACCTTTTGCACGAACATAAATTACGTCATCTGAGCCAACCTGTGTCACTGCATACGTCAGAGTCTTAAATGCTCTAGTTGGGCTAGTCCCATACAATGCCCCATCAGTTCCATTGTCATTATCAACGTAATAAACATCTGACCACGGATTCTGATTCAATGCATCGGCAATAACGGAATCATTAAACTTTACTCGTTTGTCAATATTGACATACCCGCCAATTTCTTGACCCTTTAACCAAGCCATAATATAATCTCCTTATCTAATCGTGCGCTATGGCGACACTGACATTAGACTTTACTGTACCCTTTCACTTCGAAAGTGATACTCTTGCTGGACCACGTTCCAGCCGTAATACATCTTGCCCTAATCTTACCGCCAAAAACATACGGACTTACTGCTATATGAATCAATTTCTCTTCTTCATCCGCGCCTGTTGCAGCAATTTGAGTAAAGGTAGCAACTGTGACATATCCGGTTGTAATGGGAGAATATCTCTCCACGGTAACATCAAGGGTTTCGTCAGCCCTTGAAGCAAAGGCAGTAACGTTTAACGCCAAATACAATTCGTGAAATGCATCAACATCAACCCAATCCCCTACTTCAGTGCCAGCCGCCGTGGTCGCGGCGGAAGCGCGGAGAGTAAATAATTTTACATTAGCCATGTTTCCTCTACATTAGGCTCATCGTCTGCTGGACTTCCGTCCAAATAAACATCACCGCGATATTTATCCCATTCCTCTTCAATCCGTTCTGACGAGGTCATCTTTAATTTATCAGGTAGTACAAATAACTTCGGAGGGTCAGTGGGCTTAGGAAAAACATAGACATCAAGTATATAAGCTAGAGAATCCATAACATCATCCTTGATTGATGGATAACGTTCATATTCTCTTTCCAAGTCCTCTGCCCCTGTCTGGGGGAGGAGGATTTGCCCAGATTCAAAAAAGCCTGTTAATTGTTTTATCCTCACTGTCTTTGGCCTTCCATGAGGCTTCAACTCTATCATAAGCCTGTGAATTAACTTCACATAATCCAAGTCTTCTTCTTGGATTTTTTTATGTCGTATTTTTTCCGCTACGACAAACTCAACCAAGTCAACTAGAGATTGAAACTTAACATCTTCAACCCCTATCTGATCTGGCCGATGCAATAGAGCAGTATCAACTATATGCTCAGC